ATAACTATAATCTGTTGGGTCACCTAGTTTATTCATTAACTTACCATCCTTCTACTATCAGACCAAACTCTTGATGTAGATGCTTTCTTAAATTGTTGTACGGGTAGTAAACAAGCAGGTAAGAAATCTTCTTCTTCAATTCGTAAAAAACCAGATCGTACATGATTATTTAAATAATGTTTTATAGTTGGTTTGATCAAATTAATTTTCTTTAAACTGTTATAGTCTGCCGCTGATAAATTCTTACCATCAATTGCTTCTAACAACTGAACACGTAATGCAATCGGTAGATAGTGAAAGTTAATTCCTAGAAATCCACCCTTTGCAGAACCTATTGGCAGTATTAATGGGAAACGATCATAGTATGGTAGTATCGCTTTTGTTTTAGGATCATAGAAAAAGAAGTTCAGTTTACCTGTACTTGGTTGTCTTGCCAATGCACCTTGATTAATCAATCTACGAGAAGAAACTCTTGCACCTAAATCTTTAATCTTGTTACGATACCACTGAACTGATCTTTTACGATCACCTGCCGCTTTTCTTATATCATCGAGTATTTTACCCATACTACTATTTATATGGGCGTATGAAATCTTCCGTTAGTATTGTAAAGTCCATTCCTCTCTTAGATGACCACTCTCTTGCCGCTTTCCACTTCGCATCATTCTTAATATATTCTAATACTTCATTCTTCCATTTCTGTGTTTTGCGTTTAGGATTCTTTACAGGTGGTTTTGTGTACTTTTTTGGCTTGACTTCTACGATCAACTTGCGTATATTATTGTTCTTATCTTTGTATTTGATATAGAAATCTGGAAAATAACGATGGTACTTACCGTCTATGGGTGATTTGTATGGTACTATCATCTCCTCAGAACCCCATTCAAGTATTGCTGGATTGGTATCACAATACATCATAAATCGTCTTTCCCACGAACTTCGATAAATAACATTCGTTGGATCACCCTTATACTTGGTAAAGTTCTTTGGTCGATAACGACCTTTGTATGTTCTCCTAAAAGTCACATAAATACTTATATGTCAATTATATCTGATTTTATGGGAATACTAGCAGGAAATAAAAAACAAGTTGGAAGTCCAGACAAAGTAGTTCAAGGTTCAGCTTCTATACGACAAAAAGGATATGGTAATCAAACAGACGATGCATTTGGACATATGGAGTCCAACAAATATAATTTTGGAAGTTTAGTTTATCCCTCATCTTTAGAACAAGATCCTGGTCTTGGTCACTATATGTTATTCTATGCATATCGACCAAAACAATCATCATATACAAAAGGTGCACCTCCAGGAAGATATAGATCAAGTACAGAATTAGAAAATATAGGAACAAGTAAACAAAATGCTTTCAATCCAAATTTGTATAATGTTGATCCGTTCAATAACACCACAAGTTTAAAAAAACATTTGTCATATCAAAAGACAAGTGATGCAATTGCATTGTATATGCCAGCAGATTTAAAGTTTCAATATAATGCAAAATATCGACCAGTAGAAACAGCATTTGCTGGACAAGTGGCAAAGGGTGGATTTGGTGCTGCTGATGCTATTAGTGCTGATTCTTCTTTTGCAAATGTATTAGACACCGTAGGACAATTTGGTGGTGATGCGTTAAAGACGATTGTTGGTGAAAAATTAATAAGACAAGGTGGTGCAAAAATTGGTGATTTATTAGGTGGGGGTGATGTATTATCAGTTTTAAATTTAGCAAGAGGTAAGGCATTAAATCCCCATTTAGAAGCGATATTTGAAAATGTTGACTTTAGAACTTTCAATTATACTTTTAGATTCACACCTAGAAATGAAGAAGAAGTTAAGACAGTTGATGCGATTATACGAACATTTAAATTTCATATGTTACCTGAAAGAAGTTTAGACACAACAGGACAGTATCTTATTTTTCCTTCAGAGTTTGAAATACATTTCATGTATCAAGGTTCTGAAAATACTTGGTTGCCTTTTATATCTCATTGTGTATTAAACAGTGTTGATGTTGATTATGGTGGGGCACAATATCAAACATTTAGACCAATGAAAAAACCAGGAGGTGATGGTTCAGAAGCGCCACCACCCACAACAATTGTAATGACACTTTCATTTACTGAATCAGAGATTATGACAAAAGAGAAAGTAGTACAAGGATTCTAAAATGTATTTTAAAGAGTTTCCATTATATCAATACGACTTTGATGGTAAAGGTCAAAGTGCAAAACTTGTTACCGATGTTCTTAGACGAGTTTCTGTCAATGCAAAAGTAAAAGCAAATACACTAATATTTGATAAGTATGATATTAAAGATGGTGAAACACCAGAAATAGTTGCAGATAAGTATTATGGTAATCCTCAATATCATTGGGTTGTTGTATTAGTAAATGATATTACAGGATGGTTTGATTGGCCATTAGAAAGTGTCGCATATAGTAAATATCTAAAAGACAAATATGGTGATAACATAGATGATACGCATCACTATGAAATCAATCAAACATCAGGTGATACAACAATTAAATTAGAAGTTTCTAGTGACACCTCTGGCGCAATTGAAGTTACTAACAGAGAATATGAAGATCGATTACAAGATGAAAAAAGACAGATTCAGTTAATAGACAAAAGTTATTTAAGTTTTTTTGTAGAAGAATTTAAAAAAATTATTAAGAGATAATTATGGCAGATAGACGTGATGATAACGAACTTCAGTTCGCAGGACACTATCGTTTAGAGAGTATTCTAATTAAATCATTCAATGGTATTGAATTAGATTTCAAAGATTTAAATTTAGAATTAAATATTTACGAAAGTATTTTTGAAAATTCTATTTACGGAACAATTACTCTCAGAGATTCTGCGAATCACATACAAAATTTACCAATCGTAGGACAAGAAGAAATCAGTTTTGCTCTTTCTACACCAACGTTTAATGATGTCATTGATTTCAAAGAGTACAAAGGTAGAATATATAAAGTCACAGACAAGAATAGAACACTTGAAAGAGAACAAATATATACATTACATTTTGTGACAAAAGAAACATTACGCAACACAAGAACAAAACTCAAAAAATCATACACAGGAACAACATCAGAGATTGTATCAACAATATTAACAGATCCAAATGGCATCAACACACGAAAACCTGTGTTTGTAGAACCCACTAAATCTATTCACAAGATAGTTGCAACACATAATAGACCATTTGATTTAATTTCAATGTTGGCAAAACGTTCAGAAAGTAAAAATGACAAACATTCTTCTGGTTTTCTATTTTTTGAAAATCATCGAGGATACAACTTTCGTAGTTATGAATCATTGAGTTATGATTCGTTACAACCAAAAACACCGAAGTATCACTATTATGACAGAGTTTATCAGAGAAATGATAAAGGATTAACTGATATAGACGCAGATATGGCAACCATTAAAGAATATAAAATCATTGAATCAAACGATTTGCTTGCCAATACAGCGACAGGTATGTTAGCATCAACACACTATACGCATGATATACACACAAAGTCGTTTACAAAGACAGAATTTAATTATTTTGATCAATTTGAAAAAAAGTTTCATGTAGATGAATTTGAAGATTCAAAACAACAACTAGGACCTTTTTACAGTCAAACACCAGAAACAATCAACAATAAAACAGTCAGTGATCATCCTCAATCAAAGATATATGTTTCATCACGTGCAACAAAATTACATTCACAAAGTGCAAGTGATCCAAGAGAATATGATAATCGCAGTAATGTCTGGTTGCAATCAATGAGATCAAATAAAAATGCGTATGAAAATTGTAAATTAAGTTTACAAGTGACTGGTAATTGTGATATAGCTGCAGGAGATTTAATTTATGTGTCTTTACCAAGTTTAGAATCGCAATATGAAACATCACCAAACAAAAGAATTGATGAATTATATTCTGGTCGTTATATTGTTTCACATATTCGTCATATATTCAATAATGTTCGACACAGTATGATTATGGAATGTGTGAAAGATAATTTCTTTACTAGATTATCTGATTTAGATACACCATATGAATCATTAGAGAATCAGTTAGATAAACTTATTCAAATTAATAACGGAGAATTTAATGACGCATAGAAATCGATATCGTTGGATTCAAGGAGAACATCCATGTTCGTTCTGTGTGAAAATGTATAAATTGATAACATTTTTAGAGAATAAATATAAAAAACTGAAAAGGAATTGCTTATGAAAGAAAATCTGATAGATGTAATGCAAGGATTACTCTCAGAGGGTGTTTACGACCCGAGTATATTTAAAGCATTCTTCCTTGCTGGTGGGCCCGGCAGTGGTAAATCCTATGTTGTCAAAAGAACAACAGGTGGATTTGGCATGAAAACAATCAATCCTGATACTGCATTTGAAAAGATTCTAAAAGATCAAGGTCGAGAATTAGATATGCGAAAGATGGATCCTAAAGAACGAGATAAATTGCGCCTTCGTGCTAAAGATTTGACGAATAAACAAGAACGACTATACATGGCAGGTCGTTTAGGACTGATACTAGACGGTACAGGTAAAGATTATGGTAAAATAGATCGCATTAAAAAGAGTTTAGACACTATGGGATATGATTCATACATGATTTTTGTGAATACATCGTTAGAAGTTGCGTTAGAAAGAAATCGTGTTCGTGCCAGAAAACTACCAGAAGACATGGTCAAAAGTATGTGGACAGATGTACAACGCAACATTGGTAAATTTCAAGGTCTGTTCGGCGTATCGAATTTAGTCATTGTCGATAACAACAAACCCGATGAAGACATTATGGCGATGGCACAAAAGAGAATACGACAGTTAATCAAACAACCCATAAAGAATGGACGTGCAAAACAATGGATCGCAAGAGAATTAGAGAAACGCAAGCGATAATACCAAAGAATCCTCAACGAGGTATTGTGATTGCATGGGAAAATCTATCAAAAGTGTTGACAAATCCACTGAAATATGATATAATACAGAATGTCCAACAAACAAAATCCAATCGCTAAAGACTTACGAACATCAAAGTATCGTAAAAGGGTCGTTCAGTCAAGGAAAAAGACACCGAAAAGAGAGTTTATGGAACTAGAACGACAAATTGACGCAGAATGGCAAAAAGATAACAAAAGATTGAAATGGGAGTAATAAATTATGACAACAAAAGAATTAATTGACAATATAGTGACATGGATATACAATTACGCACAAAACAGTGGTATGAAATCATTAGTTGTAGGCATTTCAGGAGGTATTGATTCGTCTGTTGTTTCTACGTTATGTTGTAAGACCGGTCTACCGACTTATGCGATCTCCCTACCTCTACAAAATTCAAAGAATCATTCAGAATTATCACAGATTCATGGTCGTTTTTTACAAGCATTTTTTTCTAACGTATATCATCTTACGATACCTCTCAGCACACCCTATGCCGGTTACAAAACAACGTTAGAATCTCATTCTATCACCGAACACGCTCTTGCCAATCTCAAATCACGTCTAAGAATGTGTACACTCTATGCGATTGCACAAAGTAAACAAGGATTAGTCGTGGGCACAGGCAATAAGATCGAAGACTTCGGTGTTGGATTCTATACAAAATACGGAGACGGTGGTGTTGATCTATCCCCAATCGCCGACTTATACAAATCAGACGTGTATCGCATTGCAAAAGAATTAGAGTTAGACTTAGATATACAAGAAGCAGAACCCTCCGACGGACTATGGGAAGACAGTCGTACAGATAAAGATCAACTCACCTATGACTATGCCACATTAGAGAAAGTAATGAAAATTGCAGAATCAGGTGCATATCCACCCAAAGAACTCAAAGATGCCTATAATAAATATTGTTACTATAATCAAATCAATAAA